TCACGTTGGGGGGCGGTGTGACCAGTTCAGTGGTGGCATGGGCGGGTGCATAGACCCAGTTGCTGAACTTGCCGTTGTCAAACACGCAGCGCACCCGCACGCGATAGACGCCGCTCTCAAGCCGCCTGATTTCTGAGGTGGTGACGTTGGGGCCCAGTGAACCGCCTGAGGTCCACACGTCATCCTCATCACTTTCTTCGCGGTACTGTATCTGGAACTGCGCCACCCGCCCGTAGGCCGGGGGCTGCCACGTCAGCAACAGGTTGGCCCAATACTGGCCGCCGCCGTCAGCATATGCGCCGTCAGTCACCCGCAGGTTGGTGGGCGGCATCAAGAACGGGTCTATGGGGGCGGTGATGCCTTCAGCATAGTCAGGGATCTGGCCAACGTCAGCGTCAGCAATCTCAGGCGCATCAGCCACCATGGTCAGGCGGTGCACCAGATTATCTTCAGGCTCAATGCCGGTGACGCGGAATATGCGGCTATCCTTGGTAGCGGTGCCAAGGCTGAACAGGTCACCCACGGCAGGCATGGGCATGGCGGTGCCCACCAGCCCTATGGTGGTGAACTCCCCCACATAGCCGGGGTCTATGGTGCGCTCAAGAAACGTGCCGTTGACCAGCCTGAACCTGACCATGTAGTTGGTCGCACCCGCCAACAGCATGCCCACGTCAGCGCTGAATGTCTGCGTAGCCGCGTCAACGCCGGTCACGCGGCCCGCGTACAGCCCGTACTGGAAGCTGTCAAAGTTGACCCTGACACGATCACCCCTTATCAGCGGCAGCGCATCCCAGCTGGTCATCAGGGTGTAGATGCCGGGGCGCAGTATGCGCTGCGCCAGATGGAAGCGCCCGTGCTTCCACACCCGGTTAGTGTGGGTCACGCCGGGTATCTCAAAGCCCTCAAGCAGCGTGGCGTTGGTCTTGTCGTAGCCGTCATTGTAGACGACACGCTCATTCTCACGCCAGCCAGTCAGTTCATCAGGAAATCGTATCCGGTACGCGTGCGGTATGGGCTCAAGGTCACGCTGCTCCTCAAAGTTCCATGAATTGCGCGGCGTGAACAACTGGCTGATAGGTACGTCCTGTTCATCCCAGACCACAGACCACTTGCCATCCTTGAACACCGGCATGGCGCGGCCCGCCGCGCAGATTTCAGTGATCAGGTCATAGACGCTCATCTGGCTGAGCAAAATCTTGTCATAGCGCCAGTCCTGCGCCACGCAGTAGGTCCACCACTTCTGAAGCGCGGGCAGATCAATCTGGGTGATGGCATAGGGCCGCCTGTTGGCCTTGCACGTCAGCACGTGCCTGAACAGGTCTGGAGGCCGCCGTGAGGGCGTGTTGGCCACCCATGTGGTGCCGTTGAAGGCAGTGACCCTTGACTGCACCACCACGTTGTAGGTGTCCACCACCTGATTGAGGCGGCCAGAGGCGCGCACCCTGATGGCCGTGAAACTCAGCGGCGCGTCACTGAACGTCACCGGTTCACCCGTGCGGAAGCTGCGGATGGCAGTCCACTGCACTTCATCAAGGCCAGTCCAGTTGAACTCAGCCCACTTGTCAACGTCAGGCTCTTCGCTAGCCTTGTGGACACGCACCTCATATGACCCTGCCGCAGGCAGGTTGATGACATGGGTTTTACGGATAGTCTTCTGCGTTCTGGCCTTGAAGTTCAGACTGAGGTTGCCTGACCACGCGCCCGCAGGCGGCACGTTGCCTTCACCGGCTGCTTTGCGCCAGTTCATGATGATGTTGACGCCGCGCTCAAGGCGCTTGCCTTCTTCGTCAATATTGCAAAGACCCTGCGGCCACATGAAGTCCAGCGCTACTGACACGGTGTCGGTAGCGGTGGCTTCAACCAAAGGCGGGTCAGGCAACTTGAGGTCTTTGGCGAATGGCCGGTCAATGACGCTCTTGGGATACAGCGTGGTGTCAGTATCGGTGACATAACCTTCACGATGCTGTATCTCAGCCTCGGTAAAAGTGCTGACCAGCGTTTCACCGATCTTGGCAGTGTTTTCCTCAATATCAAGCGGGCCATAGCCGTTGCAGAACAGCTGGCGCAGGTACTGCTCGTCACCCACGGTTTCAGTATAGGGGCTGGCGGCCAGCGGTGGCGTCATGCGATGCCTGCCCAGCACCAGCGGTATGGGCTGCCACTGGCTGATCTCGTTACGGCTGCCTACGATTGAGTAGACCGCCTTGCGGTCACTGACATCAGGCTTGGGCTGCTTGGGCGCGAACAGCTTGCTCAGCAGAAACTTCAGACCCATGGTGATACCGGCCATCAGCAGCTGGCCAAAGAAGCCCAGACTAGTGATGAACGTGCTGAAGGTGCCCAGCAGCGGTATCAGCGCAAACAATGGCCCCTCAGCCACCGGGCGGGCCACCGCCGTGGTGCCTGCCTTGAGGCGCACGCGGTCCCACATATGCTCAGGCACGGCGGTGCCGTCTTGCAGGAATATGGTGAAGTTGTGCCGGTACTTGTTGCGCCAGCCGCTATCCTCTAGGCTTAGATCAAGTGCTTCGGTAATGCTGAGACCCGCAGGCACGTCACAGATATGGCGCGTGCTGCGCAGTGCATGCTCAAATAGAAAGAACCGCGCCACCTCGCTAGGTGCGTACACCTCACCGTCAAGGGGCTCAAGCGGCTTCATGGTAGTGGTAGTATCCTTCCAAGGCGTTCTGGTATTTCAGGGTTTCGTAGCTTTCAATCACGGCACCGTATCCGTGTTCAATGTGCAGCATGCGCCCGCCACCCACAGCCACGCCAATGTGCGGACGGTTGATGAACTCAAGCAGCACCCCGTCACCCACGGCGGGCTCAGCCACGCGCACCCAGTGGTCTGGCCTGCCTTCTATCAGCCGCTTGATGATGATGCGGTCTAGGGCGCTGCCGTAGGCCCCGCTGTAGCTTGGCAAGGGTATGCCCAGCACTTCTGCATAGACCAGCCTGAAAAGCCCCCAGCAGTCCGCCCCTGCCAGCGTGCGGCCACCGTCAAGCCACGGTACGCCCACAAAGTGCTCAAAGTCCCGCGCGGTGACCGGCCTTTTCACGCAAACGCCCCCGGAAAACCTGAAGGCGTGAACAGCCCGGCTGGGATGGGCTCATCCTCAGCGGCGTCAAGCCCTATGTCAAAGGTGATGATGTCGCTGTTGCGCGTGAAACCGCGCACGTCCATCAGCGGGAACGGTATCTGCACCGTGCTGGGCGCAGACGCAGTAACGATATCTAGGTTGCAGGTGCCGCGCTGGATCATGGTTGACACAAAGCTGACCATGGCCCCGCTGACGTTTTCCACCATCAGCTGCATCCGGGGAGGCCGGTCAGACATGTCTGTGGGCAGGCGCAGGCTCAGCGGGCGATAGGCATATGTGCGGCCCCGGCTGACCGTGCCCCAGACCATTTCAGGGGTGGTGTCCAAGAGGGTGGTGTTGTCGCCACTGAGGTACAGCACTTCGGTAGTGTCAGGGTGGCGTAGCTCAACCAGCATGATGGGCACTTCATCAGACTGCTGTGCTTGGAATTGCTGCCTGAAGTTGAGGCTGATGGTGGTCTTGCTCATGAGGTTTCAAACAACTCAAGTTCCATGGCTACCGACCACGCATTGCCGCCCAGAAAGTTGGGTGCGGGTGGCCTGCCGTCAGGCGCAAAGCGTGACAGCGGATTGGCGGTGTTGGGCGTGGTCATGTAGGCGGTGGCGGCCTTGGTCTTTTCCATCTGCGGACTGCTGATGCGCAGCGTTACGTCAATGAAGTGGCCCGGCGTGACGCCAAGGTAGATATAGGCCCATATGCCGTTCATGCCGGTGGCCACGGGCTGCCAAGTGTGTTCGTAACGCTGGGTGTTCAGCGCAGCGGTGGTCAGCAGCGGTTTGAAGTCGGTCAGCTTGTTGATAGTAACCGGATTGTTCTGCATCAGCAGGTAGATGCCGCTGATCCATGACAGGTCACCCGCCAGATAGCGGCAATAGAGGCTCTGCGTCCATATCTCCCCGGATGCTGCCACAATGGATGGGTTGTGAAAGTAGATGTAGGTGTTGCCGGTGGCCGACCCTGAAAAGTTCACATCCACATAGGCAAGGCCGCCCTCAACGCCTACTTCAGCTACCCGCTTGGCAATGCCGTTCTGTACGCCTATGGGCCCCCAGCCGCTGGGCAGGGTGCCGGGGTTGCCCTCAACCGCGCCTGCCGTGCTGCTGTTGGGCACCCAGTTGCGGCGGTAACCGTAGCCGAACACCGGGTCAGGGAACTCAAACGGCAGCTTGCCGTCAAGCGTGCTGGTGCGCCAGAAGGTGCGCAGCGTATCCAGCTGGGTTTTCTTCATCACCATGACGCCAGACACCCGGCGCGGCATGCTGCTGATGCGGCTGCGCACCAGCGCCGGACCAAGTTCAGTATTGGTGCTGAGGCGGTTATCCGCAAAGTTGTCAGAATAGCCTTGGCTGCTGAACTGTTGCGGCAGTGACTGGGGCCAGATCAACGCCATGGCGTCACCTCATCTTCATGCGCTCTTGCAAGCCGAACTTGCTGCGCATCGCGTTGTTGGTGGCGGTGCCGCGCTGGTCCATGTTGTTGGCCTGCATGCGGTCTATGATGACTTCCAACGTCATGCCGCTCTTGTCGCGCTTTTCTTCTGTCTTTACCTGCGCGCCCACGTAGTTGTGCACGTTCACCGTGGTCTTGCCGCCCAGCGTGGCCTGCGCCGCCGCCATAGACGGGAACACCGGCTCACCCTGCCGCAGCACGGCGGGGTATTCGTCAGCGGCAAACATGTTGCCACCGTGCAGGCGCGGCGCGCTGCCCCATGGGGCCATGCTGCTGAAGTGGCGGCTGACGCGGCTGCTGACGCCCACGTTGCCGCCGTGGTAGAGCCCGGTGAAGCCGCCGCCAGCGCCCAGTATGCTCATGGTTGCGCCGGGGCTGATGTTGGTCATGAAATCAAGCGCGCCGCCGCTGCCGCCAAACATGTTCATCAACCCGCCGAACCAGCCGCTGCCGCCGCCCTGCGCGCTACTCATGAAGCTGCTGAGCGTCTTGCCCAGTTCACTCATGCCACCTGCCAGATTGCCTAGGCTGCTAGCTGTCTGCTTTGAAATGCCGTTGAGGTCGGTAAAGCCTTCAATGATCTTCTGCGAGCTTTCAGGTATCTTGTCAACGGCTTCAGTCGCCTTGGTGACGCTTTTTGTCAAGTCATCCACAGGCGCATTCTTCATGGCGTCATTGAATTTGCCTACGTAGCCCCCTGCCGTGGTGCCCAGCACATCACTACCACCACCTCTTGGCGAACCCGTAAACCACGTATTGGCCGCTCCACTCAGGCCATATTTCTTGGTATAGCCGCCAAAGATATCCTTGAAAATAGTGTCCTGTGCAGCTTTATCGCCCAATAATTCCTGCGGTGTCATGCTGACGCCCAGCGCCTGTTTTGACCAACCGGGGATATTGTTGCCCATCATCTGGTACGCGCCATAGGCGCGGTCACCCTTGGTCAACGGGCCTAGCGCGTTATAATTGCCCGCATAGCTACCGCTCTCAATCTTGCGGATGGCCGCCGCTGCCTGTGACAGGTCGCCCATGGCCACCGCCGCACCGCTACCGCCAGTGCCACCGGTCTTCAGCGAATCCACACCCACGCCCAGTATTTCAGCCAGCACACCATTGCCTGCCGGGAAATTCTGGTTGGCCGCGCCGCCGCCACCGCCCAAGAAGGCCCCGAGCAGACCGCCACCGCCACCGCCCTGACCGCCCTGCCCAAACAGGATGGTGTTGATGATGTCATCCAGCAGGCGGTCCAGTATCTTGTCTAGCGTGCGCTGGGCTGAGCCCACCAGCGCCTCAACTAGCTTCTTGCCCATGTCATCGCCGCCCGCCGTCAGCACGTCAGCAAAGCTGCCTAGGAAGTCTTTGGCCGTGCCACGGGCAAAGCTGACTAGCTCGGTTTGAGCGGCAGTGTCACGCATGACCCCAGCCTGTGGGCTATCCATACCCAGCCCGGTGCCACGCAGCCGCCGCGCTATGCCCGCCTCAGTGGCGTTCATGGTGACCAAGCTTTGCTCAAACAGCAGATCCTGCATAAGCTTCTGGTTGTTCAGCTGATCAAGCAGTTCACCGTATGCCTTGGTCTTTTCATGGATCAGGTCAAGCTCCTTTTGATCCATTTCAATACCGCGCTCCTGAGCAAATTTGCGGTATTCCTCAGTACGCTGATATTCCTCACGCAGCGCAGCCTGCTGACCAGCTGTCTTGCCCAACAGTTCAAACTCAAGTGCCTGCTTGCCCAACAGGTCATCCAGACCCTCAGTGCGCTTGCGCAGGGCGTCGGCTTCTTCCTGATTGATCTTGTCGCGCTCACGCTGAACCGCCTGACTGATGGCGCGGTCACGATCAGGGCCTTTAACTAGGTTATTTGCCTCAGCTTCAGCCCGCGCCGCCGCCAAACGCTCCTCATCAGTGCGCGCCCGCTGGCGCTGGCGCTCAGCGGCTATGCGGTCATCTTCCCGTTTCCAATCTCGCTCACGCCGCTCATTGAAGCCCTTCACCTCACTGTCAGACATGCGCTCAGAAGCAAGCCTGTCACGGATAGCCTCAGTGGCCCTGAACTGGGCTATGCGGATCTGTTCCAGCAGGTTCAGCAGGTTGACGAGTTCTTTCTCAAGCGCAATGGCTTCATTGGCTGCCTGCTGATAGCCGTTCAGCTCCCCGGTCAGGCGTATTTCATTATTGATCTGGCGCAACAGGTCAGGCGTGAGTTTGCCCTCGGCAAATGCCAAAGTCAGTTTGTTGATGGACTCTTGGAACGGTGCAAACTTGCCCGTTACAGTCATGGCCTCGTTGCCCAAGAGAAGTATGGAGTCGCGTAGATTTGAAAATGCTGCCGGGTCCAGCGCCTTAGGTAATTCTTGCTGGAAAATGCGCTCCACATCTTCACTGAATTGCTCAAGTTCAGTACGGCCTTGGCGCGATGCCTCTATCAACTTATCTATGGCGGGCTTAAATACCGCGAAACCCTCACCCATCGCTTTCATGGTTGCCGGATTGGGGCCAGCACCACCCATGATGCTAGTCATCCAACCATCTTCTGAGCGCAAGCCGCCTATGGTTGATTTGGTCAAATTTTCTATTTGCTGCTGTATGCCCTTGATGTCCATGCTGATCATGGCCTTGGCAAAGTCCTGACCGCCTGATGAAAATAGCACCTTGGACTTTTCACCAGCCGAACCGTAGGCTTCACCGAGCAGCTTGACCGACTCGGTATGCTGTTTCATGGCCTCGTCAAGGGTTTTGGTGCCCTTCTCAGCACCGGTCAGCCACTGGTACATGGCCGCGCCCACACCTACTATCAGCATGGGTAGCAACGTTGCAGGCTGCACCATGGCCATAAGGCCGCTGGCCATGCCCTTCAGGCCCGCACCAATGCCCCCGGCCCCCTGAAAGTTCATAGCCATCTGGCTGCCCTGCTGTAGGGCGATCATGGCCGGGCTCATGCCCATGGCAGCGGTAACAGCGATGTCCTGAAATTGGTACATCATGTTGTTCTGCATGGCGCGGTTGCCACCGCTTTGGTTGGCTGCACCGCCTGTCTGCCCTGACGCTGCCGCCTGCGCCTGCAAGCGCCTATAGGCTGCCGTCTGCTTGTCTATGGCCGCAGCCATTTCAACAGTGCTAAGCGCCCCCAAAGCGTTGGCCCGCTGTATCTCAGCCAGCGCCTGTGCATGCTGCGCCTCAGCCGCCGCCAGCGGCACGTACTTCATGCGCAGCTGATCTAGCTCACGCCCCAGCTTCTCAATACCGGGGATGGCCTGCCGCATCTTGTCAAAGTCAAAGCTTGGTCCCAAAGCCCCACCGCCGCTCTGACGCTGCACGGCCTGTTCAATTTTGCGAGCATACTCCGTAGCAGTGTTGCCCGCCTGTTGCAGTTGGGTGTTGGTAGTCTGGGTGAGCTTGGTGACGGCCTGTTCAGCCCGCGCCGCTGCCGGTGCAATCTTGTCAAGGTCTGCAACGGCAGCGGGGATGTTGCTGGTGTTGATAGTAATGCCAAGTTCAGGCATAGGTGCTTATCCTGTCAGTTGGCTCACTACGATTGTCATTGACGCCGCCGAATAGCGCGTCAAACAGTTCAGCGGTCAGGGGCAGGCTGCTGACTTCACTATCGGTTTCTTCTGGCTCATCCTGCTTCTTGTTGACGGCCCGGATATAGGCTTTGTCCATTTCCATAAGCAGTCTAAGCTCCGGCTGGCCCAACGTGCGCTGCGTCAGGCGGCACCACGCCTCTATCTCAGCATACTCAAGGCCCAAGGGCCCTGAGAAACCGGGTCGCCGGGTCCAACACAATTCCCGGAAATACCCGAACACATGATCAGCCGCTTCCGGCATTACTGGCTTGCGGCCAGCAACCCACGCTTCTATTCCTCTACGGCTTCTGTATTCCAGAACCCGAAAAAAGCTGAGCGCCGTCCAGCCCTTTCCGCCACCTGATCACGTATGAATGGAAAGCGCTGGTAAAGGTTGAAGGCGTTATCCTCAGTCAGTTCATAGATGCCGCCGTCAAGCTTGAACTCATTCCAGCTAATGGTGGCCACGGCCAGACCACGTGTCTGCCGGTCAAACAATTCCGCCGGGCTCAGCGGGCTGGGGTCATCAGACGCCAAACGCTCAGCCGCCATCTTCTCAACGGCCTTGCGCTGGCGCAGGCTGTCAGGCCCGGCCACCTTGATGATGATGCCCAGCTTCTTGCCGTTAGGATCACGGATGTCTACGTCAACACCCGCTTCCTGTGCTTGCTGCAACCCATCATAGCGCGACAGGTCAAAGCTGTTAGATACGTCGTTCATAGAACCTCCTCAAACAATCAACTGGCTGCTGTAGCCACGATGTTTGAGTTGATCTCCACCGTGGCGTTCAGCGTCTGAACGGTATTTGCACCGCCGCCTGCCTGTTGGGCAGACATGACCAGACCATAGAACAATCGGGTGGAATTGACAGTAGTAATCTTGTCGTTGAGCTCCACCTTGAACGCGTAGTTGTCATA